AAGATTTATGGCTTCTATTATTACTAAAAATTACTGTACCAGAACCAACACCTTTACCTGTTACATCAATCATTACCGTAGGGTAAAGCATTTCTGTAATCTTCTTTACAGGGGCTTCCGTTTCTGTTTTTAGGCTTTCTGCCATAACAGGGTGAAAAGTTATACTAGCTGCAAGTGCAACTAATACTAATAGTCGTTTAAACATTTAATTCTCCTATCTAAATACTATGTTATTTATATTTGTCCACAGATATAGTTTTGGTTTATTATAACACTTTCTCTTTATACATATCCAATATTATATCTCTACTGTTGTTTATCATAGATTCGAATTCATTTGCTTCATCATCATTATTTATAGGTTTATGTATATCTTCCCATGTTAACTCTGGGTTTGTAACTTTTAAGTTCATACAAGCCATACTACTTTGTGCAGATTTTATCCATGTAAAATATGGACGGCGCTCTGCAAAGCTTTTTAGGACATCTTTTGCATATAGATCGGCCTCTTCCCAAGTCCAATGTTTGTTTTCCCATTTACCATCGGGGGTTTCTTTGTACCCATATTTTTCTTTGTTCAAATCAAATTCACTAAAAAATGTCTTAGTGGTGTGTCCTGACTTAATAATATAGTCTGATGTCATTCCTAGAAAATTGCATGATATGGTATCTAGAGCGGTTTCGCCTTCGATCAACATCTTAGTCCATTCATCAGCAGTTTCTCTTGTCTCATATGGTAGTCCTATAATGAAACTACCATGCAGACTAGAAGTGTCGCCCCATGAATCCTTTACATGTTGTAGTGTATCAAGTGTCTTGTCTCGGCCGAGGCCCTTACCTATGGCCTTTGCAGATGGATCGTATAGACTTTCTAAACCAAAGAAACTCGCTTTCATTCCCATCTGCCCTAGTAGTTCTATCTGTTCTGGAAACCTATGCAATAACTCTATTCGTGTGTATGCCCAGAAGTTCATATCTACACCTGTTCTCTCTACTGCCCGTAGAACTCTCTCTACCTTGTATGTAGTTTCATTAAAGGTATCATCTGTTATCATATAACTGGAAGTAGAGAAATTCTCATAGTTGTACATGAGCTCACTATAGATACTTTCTTCGCTCCGAATATACTCCTCATTAAGCTTTGGAGCTCCACTTTGGGCCCAAGGTTTTCTTCCTATTAATGGGTATGTACAGAACTTACACCTGAATCTACACCCCCTAGATATGGCAAGAGGCAAAACCTCATGTTGTAATATGTTATCTTCTATATCAAAGACGTTCATCTGATTATGAAAGTCAAATATAGGAGAAGCAATATCACTTATTATAGGTGGATTTTCTATACCTTGTTCTACATTACGCACAAAAGTTAATATACTGTCTTCACCCAATCCTCGAATCCAGCAATCTAATTCGTCCTTAAATTGTTCATAAAATGTAACTGTCTGAAGGCCCTGACCACCCAGAAGAAGCTTAACATGGGGATGCATCAGATATACACGGGATATCAATTCTAGCATATATGGAAAACAATCCTTTTTTTTCAGGCCTGGCTTTATATTTCTAGGCTTCATATAAAAGGGCTCGCCAAAATATCTACTAAATGTGCTACTAAAACCTATGAATATAGTTTCTGCCCCTATCATGGATTCTACTAGATTTACTAATTCCTTACCATGATTTTCCCACAACCATGCCTGATGATCTATGATCTTGACAGTGTATCCATGTTCCCTAAGATGTGCAGCTATATTGTAAGCACCATGAACCCGCATAGGAAGAAAGTAATCTGATATATCTGTAAATAAGATTGCATTATATTTCATAATAGATCAGTTTTAATATCACAAGTTATTTCATTTTTCGATCTCCACTCCACGGCGGTTTCTTGCAACGCATCAAGATAATCAAACTTCTCTTTTATAAATTCTTGTACAGTACCATCTTCGGTTACACATAAAATAACTATCTGCTTTATTTCTGTCCCTGTTAATTCCCCATACATTTCTGCATAGGCAGAACATTGAATATAATAATCTTCATTCCAATTATCATTACGTTCTTTAGTTGAGGTTTTGAAATCTATTATAGAAAGTTTGCCGTTATACTCTGCTATGCAATCAACTCGACCTGCCACCATATATTTATCAGAATAAAGTCCTGCTTCTTGTGCATGGATGTTATCTATATTTTGCAACACTGATGTCAGTTGTTGAAAAAGACAATAGGGCAGGAAATCTTTTTTGTGTTTTTTATCATCAAAATCATTATTTAAATAGTCTTCACACATATGATGAACTTTAGTACCACGAGCTGCGGCCTTACCAGCAATATAGTTTGCAGTCTTTTCACCAACACGTTTACGCCACTCCATCAGTCCTTCTTTTTTGCGTACTGATAATATGGTTGTAATTGATGGGTATTTATTACCTTCTGGTGTTTCATATAGACGAACACCATCAGTTGTTGTTGCCGAAATCTGCGGCAACTCACACTTCACATGATTAAACATTACAAAATATTTCTCATCCTTTTAACTAATCTATCTGCACGATTGGTAACTTGTCGATACCAACGACTGTCTACCATTTCATCTGCGGCGGCATTCCAATCTTCAGAATCAACGCCCCGTTTCATACCTTTAAATTTACTCAACCTTGTATATCCCATATTGAACATCATATTTGCAATGATCAACTGGACTTCTTCAGGCAAATATAAAAAATTAGAATATAGTTTTTCACAGTCTTTTACAACTATTTTTATATCTTCTTCAAAAGCACCAATGACCCTATTTTCACTAATGGCTGTACCAACTTCGCAACTATATTCGGGATCACTATCTTTGATAAGATGTCCGATTCCAAAAGTAGGATAACCCAGATGATCAAGATATACTTCATGTATAACCCCCTCATCCTTTGCTAGTTCGTGTCTAAGTTGTTCTATATCCATTATTCTTCCCCTTCGTTAGAAAATTCATAAAATCTAAGAAACCCCCACTCTTTTTCAAAATCTTCAGCAGGACATCCACATTGTGGGCAATCTTCTGCTGAAGATTTTAAAACTTTTACTGAATGTTCACAATCAGGACAATAGTATATCTCTTTACTCATATTTATTATTTATCATAACCAGGAACTTTTATCTGGAAGAACACATGACGTTTTTCAGTACCAATCTTACTCCAATCTGTAGCACAATGCATATATGTTGGTCTATGTAAAGACGCTGCACCGATTTTCCAGGGTAAAACATGCTTTAATTTAAGTCGATCAATTCCCTTTAAAGAATTATGACCCAATAATATGTTTGGGGCCGCATATACTTTTCTCTCTGTTTCACTCTGATCAACCTCATCTAGTAAATTAGTTACATCATCCAAATTATCTTTTACCGATATACCGAACTGCTCGGTTGCGGCGGACATGGCTTCAGACGGAGTTCTCCATTCCCCTTCAGAATCTTGTTGTGCTTTAAAGGGTTGTGCCAAAGGGTCTATTTTATCACCCTCGATTTTAGAACCAGAACTAATTTCATACGTTGCGCCATAATTCCTAAACAAAGCGTATTCACCAAAATATTCATTATCACAAAGTGCTAAACCATGATCAGGCCAAGGGATTGGCGTTCCCTCAAGAAGCAATTCTTGAAAAACATCCAACATCTCTATTCTTCTTTCTAACCAAACATTGTTGGTTCCTGCGAATTTTCTAAAAGAGCGAGAATCATGGTTAATATAATCAGATGATTCTACTTGTGTCAAAAAATAATGACCATTATCATCTTTTATTACACCATCTGCTTCTGTTTTTTCTGTAAATTTTAAAGGTATGACACATGTATATGCATCCCGAAAGTGGTTATCAGCATGTATAGTACTTGGCCAATGCCATACCTTAATATCAAGATGCCAACGCAAGGAAGGCATAAACTTATCTAAATCAAATGCAGACACAACAGAATCAAAAAGTTCTTCTGAAGTTTCCTTGTCTGGTGTATAATCATCAACTAAACCGGAAGTTGATAGGCCTAGCAACTTCCGGGTACGCTTTGGCCTACTGAATCTTTCTTCATAGTCACCAGCATCAATTGCTGAATTAATTTTTGATACTAAGGAGTCGCTAATAACATTCTCTTTTATCATAAAGTCCATATCATCATCTTTTGTAAAACGAGGCCCTAAAGAGTGTGCGAACTCGTTTCTAAAAAAATCCATTAACTTGGGCTTCCATATTTTGTAAAAGTCATTGGTTCCCATATTATTATTTACTCTATACCAATGCCAAGTTTAATCTTGTTAATAAGATAATTACGAACAAAACCAGAGCGAACTATATCACCCAAAGTAAATTCTGTACAATTAAACTCGTCCATTTCCTCTAGAATACGCAAAAAACTATGAAGTCCGTTCTTCTCGTTTTGTTTTAATAAATCAGTCTGATCAAAGTCTCCACAAAATACAATCTTTGAGTCTTGACCAACCCTTGTGATAATCGTATCCAATTCGTGAAAATTTAAATTCTGACATTCATCTACTATAATGATGCTATT